AATTTCATTTTTCGCGGGTATAAAAAAACGATGGGGCGGGCAGTCCGGAAGACGTCAGGCTGCAGGGATTTGACCCGCCCCTCCCCTCAGACAGTTGAGAATTATTATCACTTTAACCGTTCACGGGCCGTCTTCGCCTTATGACACGGCCAGCACAGACTCTGCAGATTACTGTCAGCATCAGTGCCGCCATGCGCTTTAGGGATGATGTGGTCAACAGTTTTCGCCTCACGCACCACACCAGCACGCAGACATAATTGACACAGGCCTTTGTCACGCTTCAGAACACGCGCGCGGACACTGTCCCACTTCGAACCGTAGCCGCGCTGATGACGGGATTGTCCAGGTTTGTATTGCTTCCAGCCTTCGCTTTTGTGGCTTTCGCAGTAGCCTGAAGGGTCAGTAGTGGTATGGCGGCAGCCGCGAACACGGCAGGCTTTCGGGGTTCGTGGCGGCATTAATGCTTCCCTTTAAGTTATTACGATGGAACAGACCATAGAAATGGCAATAAAAAACCGCCCGGAGGCGGTTCAATTATCATCTCGATAAACTAAATCAGATCACCAATGTATTTTGCACTAATTGAAATTTGCATCTGAGGCATTCCGACCACAGATCCATTTAACAGGTAATCACGTCCTCGTTCCTGCAAAGAAAGACTCAATTCAAAGTTCTTTACCCCAGGGAAAACCGAGGTGACATTTAAATCATGCTGCGATACGCGCAGAATAAGTTGGCTACCGTCAATTTTTCCCTGATACGTAAAACCAAAATCTCCGCCGTTTACTGCATTGTTTTTGACAACTACGGTACCATTACCAAAATCACGTTGATTGCTTCTGAAAACAACAAAATAGATACCATCTTTCATGTGTAAAGCCCTTTAAAAGAGTCACCAAAATCAGGTGCTTTGTATCTATTGGGCCATCACATATCAAATCAAGGAACAAAACAAAGTTAACATCATTTTTTTTGCATGATGTGACCACGCTCAACTTCAATCCTTCTGATGTCAGCTTTATCGGTATTACACTGCGCCAATGCAGACAACAAGGCGACATTCAGATCTAAGCTCGAGCCCCACGTAAAATGATCAGGTAAATCAGGCTGAGGGGTTTCAGCCGTCAGGCTGGCTGGTAACGGAACTACCGGAACCTGGACGTAAACTGTTCGCGTACTTCCGCAACCGGTCAGCAGCGGCAGCAGGCACAGGACGTGAAGCACAATCATCATCCGCAACAGCCACTTTGATATCTTCCTGGGTTCTCTGTGACTCCAGTGCGATCTGCTGTTTTGCATGTTGATTCGCCTCCTGAATGATGTTCGTTATTGCCATAGTACGCAGAACATTCGCGGTGATAGCCTCAGTAGAATCAGCTCGCTGTTCCGCAGCATCAGCACGCTTCTGCTCCTCCAGAAACTTTCCATGATAGTGATTCGCTGACCAGACAAGACCACCAGCGACACAAGCAATAAACGTTAAAATGAGCGCCCAATAACTCATCTTCATACCAGCAGCGCCGCCCGCGCCTTGTTGTATCGGACCTTACGATCCTCAATACCGTTCAAACCGCCGTTAATGATGCGCGTAACACGGTTAATATCGGCACCGTAGATCATGCAACCTTTAGAGGTGTAGAACCATGCAGCTGAGCGCGCAGCCTGTAGTTCCTGTTCCAGTTGTTCAGGTGAAGTCACCAGATCTAACTTCAGCGCCGCGCCACAGATGCGATAATTATGGAGGCCAGTGATTTGAATTAATCCTCTACCACGATATTTCCAGCCATCACCTGGTGCTTTGTTACCCAGTCGGTTGCTATACACCAGATTGGCAATAGCATCCTGACGAGCTGCATGTCCGGATGTTCTGCCAAGGGCATCAGCCTGCTGCTGTGTGATCCTCTTTCCGAACGTCGCCACAAGCGCAGATGGTGTGTAGTTAAGATTTTCAACTACGGCGCTAAACCCCATCGACTCATGGCCTACCTGAGCGATAAACATTGCCTGATCCGCTGGTGCTGTAATGCCGAATTCCTTCATCGCCGCATCAATGTGCGGAAACCAGCGCGCAGCCAGCCCGGCGCTAATACCAGCCGCCTTTTGAAATAATTGTTGGTTCATTAGTGCCTCAGATGATCAACCAGACGTGCAACGTTGCCTCTGACAGCCACCAGCACGGAAAGAAAAATAGTGTTCGCCACGATAATGGGCCATGAGGAATGGGGATAAATCCCACAGAGATAGGCCAACGGAACAGCACTGTATGTAACAGTAATCAGCCAGGCTAAACGTGAAACCCAAGGACGATGCCGCGAATCACCACGACGATAAAACATCAGAGTAATAACAACACAAGCACATAACAGCGCATTTATAGTTGCTGTCGGGTCATTTAGCTCCACCTGAACCTCCCCGGCGCGTTATGAGCGCCACCAGCGAGCCGATATCCTGATTATTCAGGAACGTCAGGATTTTAACGGCTAAAGCAGAGACGATTACGGCACCAATAGCATCCAGAGGTTTATCACTGTATCCGGTCAAGTTCGCCAGCTTGGAGCCAACCAACCCAGAGCAAAGAATCCCGGCAATATATGACACGATAAAATATGCCAGTCGGCGCGATGCACTCAGATCTGCAGCTGTTGCTATGTAGAATACAGCCCCTGCAAATGCGCCAAATACAACGCCGTAATCAGTTCCGGTCAGCAGTCCATAAACACTGGCACCCGTCAGGGCACCACCAGCCAGCCCAGTACCGGAAATCGGATCGGACATTTAGCCCCCTCTTAATTGCTGTTGGTCCTCTCAGAACGAGGGGAAACAAAAAAGGCCGCATTAAGGCGGCCTTGGTAAGGTATAGTTTTTTTAAGATAAACTTTGATTGATATACTCATGACACCCAAAAATAAAGGCGTTTTGTGCATCAATAAATGACTTTTTTTCTTCCGGAGTAAAATACCCTTTTGTAAAACATACTTTTAGCGCTTTTTGAAGATCTGCCGTCAGGGTTATCAACTTACAACCTTCCTCATCAGGCCTTATTAATAGAAGTAATTTATTTTTACTTATTTCAGCGGCCTTTATTGGAACTTGAATCTCCTCAGGGAAAACACCCTTAGCCAATATATCCATATTCTTATTTCCGACCAGATGCCATTGCTCAAATGTGCTGGCCAACATAATTACGTCTGTCACATGCTCAGCGCCAGCAAAACGTATTTGTTGCGCCAATTCTTTATTAGTATTCAAGTGAGCCTGTAATGTGGCTAAGGCAAAATTTTCTTTGATTGCCCTGTATGCAACCCAACCAGTTATTCCTGCGGCAATAACGCCTGCAAGAGCAGTAATGAGTGTTTCAAAAGGAAAGGAAGAACTGATTTCAATTGGCGGTAATTTTTCTATTACCAAGGTCAACTCGCCAGTAGTTTTTTCGAAAGCGTACGGTACGTTTTGCCAAGTCATGAAGCCTCCTGAGTTTCAGAGGAATCATAACAAAAAAACCCGCTCAATGGCGGGCTCTTAATGTTGTGTTGCTCAGTTCGCTTTAACGTCCCGAGCCTACCACAATTTAAGCACTTTCTTGCTCACTCTGCAACTTAAATCTGTCGCTATTTGTGCCGAATGCGTCACAAACTGGAGCGTACAGGATCGATTCTGCAAGACTTAGCCAAGTGTCAATGCGTCGACGACAGGTGATCAGCGGCCAGTCAGGATGTTTAGCCTGCAGTTCATTGGCCATCTGCAACTTGCTCTTACGAAGACGATACCGGTCAACAATCACGCTATAGAGCGATCGGTAGTCATCATTCATCAGTACTGAAGCAATGACACCGTCCACTAACAACCCTTCTTCATCTGAACAGAACGCCAGGCCGCTTTTATTTTTGCTGTTGAGAATTTCACGCAGGTACGCTTCAAGTTCAGGCTTGGTGATACCCGCTATCTTCATCCGGCGTAGCGCTTCATTGATAGCTGTCTTGGTGATTTTCCCGGATGCCAGAAGCTGGTTAAACATGTTTCCACCACTACCACCGCCGATATAAGACCAGCGGCCCCACATGCGCAACTTGCCTTGTATCCAGATACTTTCCAGAGTACGAAGGCGAACCATTTCACCTGATTTGCCAACTTCAGAAGGATTAATCATTTAGCATTCTCCACTTACGCCAGTACGCCTATTGCCAGCGCACGATCGATAAAACGAAATATCAGCTCCAGCTGGGAGCCATACTTCTCTTCAAATGCCACGGTATCCGCATGCAGCTCGTCGTGATGCT